TGGAACGCCTTCGAGTTCTCGACGAGCCCATTGAACTCATCCTGAAGGTACTGAGAGATCAGCTCGCCGCGGATGATGCCGGGAGTTACGATCGCCTGTCCGGGTCCGAACCGCGTCCCATCGTCCGCCAACTTGACCCGCGCATACTTGCTGGTGATTGCCTGACGCTGATTGCGCAGCAGCTTGGCGAGCGTCGCAAGCGTGGTCACAAGCTCGTAAGCGTCATCGCTCTGGCCGTAAAGGTTGCGCTGATAGGTCGTCGATTCTCGGGCTATCATCGGCTGGTTATCAGCTCCGGCCTTCTGGATCGCGATACCGTTTGAAGCAAGCCCGTTCAGCTCGACGAAGTTAAAGCGCGACTCGAGCGGTGCCGACTTGATCTTGTTGAGCGACAGCGTCTGCAGCGGCCGCGCGGGATCATTGACGAGCGCACGCTGCGCCTTGGCGGTATATGCCGCCGTCCACTCATACACCGGCGAGGGCGACGCCACTTCCATGCCCATAGCCGAGATCGTACCGAAATTCTGGGTATCGCCCCACGTAATCAGCGCCGAATAGGTGCCACGCTTGGCGGTGAAGACATGGCCAAACAACTGCCGCTGCCATCCCCATCGACCGGTATCGGTGAACCCGTACTCCTCATCCCATACCATCATGCTGGTGCTGTCGGTGTACGGCATCGCGACGTATTCGAACGGCTGATCGCCCATGGCGGTGATGGTCTTGGTGAAGTCCGGCACCCCGACGCCGCCCGTCATCAAGCCAGTGGCAGGCAAGGTCATCTTTAGGCCAGGCGGAAGGATCTCGCCGCCGATCGTGCCGTAGTAGTTGACGCCTACGGTAATGTCGTTGCCGTTCACGCCCTTCCAGAGACAGTTGAGCGTCACGGTGCCGGTAGCTGCCACGGCCGCAACGGGCAGATCGAAAACCTCATTGATTGCCGTGGCCATGGCCGCCGCGATGTCGGTCGGGGTATCGGTCGCCCCGACGTTGACAGGGATGTGGGCTCCACCGATGTAAAGGTGGATGGTACCTGCCTCGCTCGGCCCGGTCGTCACCGTGATGGTTCCGGTCGAGGCCGTACCTGCAACCGGCTCCGGCACACCACATCCCCAGACCTCGTTGGAGAAGTTGTTCGCGAAGAACGCAGCGAACATCCGGCTCATTTCGGAGCCTTGCCCCCAGTGAGCGTCAGCCTGCGCTTGTGTGCCCACAGCGACGGGCACCTCGAGCGGCACGTCGCCACCCGTCAGCGCAGTGCCGACGAGCAGCGCGCGCAGCCCGAGCTGCGGCAGGCCTGCCATAGAGGGGTCGACTTCGACCCAGTATAAAGGGACCTTTATGTCGGATGGAATCTGCGAAAAACTAATAGGCACGGTAGTCTCCTCTCGTTCATTTGTCCATTGACCTTCCTACTTCATCCCTCTATAATTGGAACCTACACCGAGGAACGAAAGGAACAGCATATGGGCGCTCCACTAGACCACTACGTCGTTTACTGGCTCTACGATGACTCGTGTATTACCCCTCGAGCCGATGGCTATATCGGGGTTACGAACAACCCAACAAAAAATGTTTGGCGTTACAGACAATCAAAAAAATTCGGAGACAAAATCTTTAAGATGAAAATCATTTATTGGGGGACCAAAGATGAATGCCTGTCCGTCGACAACGAATTGAGACCTCACGCTGGCATAGGCTGGAATGCGGGTGCTGGAGGTTTTCACGATGGCACAGGAGTTCGAGGAGTTCCTAAATCCCCAGAACACCGCGCCAAACAAAGAGCAGCAGCCCTTCGCCGCTATCAAGACCCGGCCGAACACCAACGAACCTCTGAAGCCGTCAAGCAAGGTCTCTCTAAGAACCACTCTAAAGGAGTGAGCAACCCCATGTTCGGCCGCACCATGTCCGAGGAAACCAAGCAGAAGATCCGCAATGCCATTGACGAGCGCGGCGGCATATCCGGATCAAACAACCCGAATTACCGCGGCAAGAGCTAGCCCTCGCCTCGCCGGCCGCCATTCTCCTCAACGGTGATATCGCCTTCGGCGATCCGCTTCCTGGTGAACTTATCCAGCGGCCACTCGACCGAGCCCTGCTCAGGGAAGCGAAGTCCGCTCGGATGCTTCAGAACCTGGCGGAAGTCCTCGTTCGCAGGCAGCACGCGAACACGCGCACGCTGCGGCGTGATCTTCCGCAGCCGCGCATTGCGAGCCTCGATGTATTTTTGACGGATCTGGAATCCGATTGTCGGCTCATCATTCATGGCTCATTCTCCATTCTGTTTACCTAATCAAACGCGGAACCATAGTCAGCGTTGAACTCTCTCTGAAACTCGTACTCGATGATAATGCGCTGCACTTCATCAGCGGGCGGCACTCCGTTCGCATAGTTGTCCGTTATCGGCACGACTTCTTCGTGAATGCGCAACAATTGATCGGTGATGACCGGATCGAACATGGTCCGGTATCTCACGGTCGCGATGTACTGCATCTCGCCCATCGGAATTTCCCGCTTTCCGATGACGCCCCAATTGTGAATCCGGGTTCCGCGCATCACGCCTTCTATGAGAGCGCCGCCAGGCAAGTCGCTCTGCCAGAAGTTCGTCAGCTTCGCGTCACACCAGATCCCGTTCATGATCGTCCAGAAGGCCTCGTCGAGCTTGAGCTCTGAAGCAACGGGATCATTGTTCTCGATGATAACCTGCCAGCCGATCTTGAGATCATTGATGAAGCGTATGTCGCCCGCATTGGCATCACCGTCTGGCGGCATATCCTCGCCAATGATGTACACGCCGAGATATGGCAGCAGCGGCTCCTGGATCGGCAGCTGCTTGCTACGCCTCGCCTTGAAGCCAGCAAAAAACGGAAGCTGCACTGTCTTTGCGAACAAGGTATCGCGAATGATCTGGGAATAGCTCTGCACTGAAGCGGCTCACGAGGACGGCGGCAAAGCCGGAATCTCTTGCTGCGCCACCAAGGTCGTCACCATCAGAGAGTCGAGAGGGATCGCATGCAAGACGGCATCGACAACATTGACGCCATCTGCAAAAGACAATCCCACCAGATTGACGGAGCCGCGAATATCATAGGTGATAGCGGCCGGATCATTTGGCGCAGGGGTACTCATGGTGGTGGACTTTTGCACTCTCTCCAGCGCGGCCTTCAACTTTTCAATAGTGTTGCCTTGAATTGAAGCGCTGCTGGTTCCCGCGGGACCTTGAGCCGAGATATTGAGCGAGGCTTGCCCCATCGAATAGGATGGGATCGCATCGATAACCGCCGTGCAGAACGCCAACGCATCCGTGTTATTTAAGTTCTCCAACATGATGGGCCCTGAAACCAGGTAGGTCTTGGCCATGCTATCCTCTCCTCATGGTACCGCGGTCACTAGCTTACGCAGAGCCAGTGTTGTCTCCCCGCCACCGTTGCGCGTTACCGATTCAACCTCGAATGAGCCTTCCGCCGGCACCATGTTGTCCGCCGGGATCGTCACCTGATCGGCCTGCTGCGGCGGAATTGGAAATTCGCTCTCCAGAATATCGAGCGTCATCCGCTGAGCAACGAACAGTGAGCCGTCCTCGAGCACCTCCTCGAGAAGATCGCAATGCCATATGCCGCGCGCCGCGATACTGCCTGCCGCCGGCTGAGACACAATCGGAGTGAAAGTGACAGGCCGCGCCCACTGAGCGAAATTCGGCGCGTATATCAGCTGCTCGAAGTTCATGCCCATGTTCAGACCTCGTAATGGATGTAATGCGAGAGAACCTGCATGAGCGGACTTTCCATCCCGGCCGCCTGACCCATGGCCGCCGCCAGGATTTTCGCGGGATCGTGAAACGAGATGCGCGCTTCCTTGTGCGACAGCTGATGGATGCCGCCGATCGTTCCCAGCGACGCAAGCAGACGAGACTGCAAATTCAGCAGTGCAAGAGCGTGCTTGAGCGCGCCAGGAGCCTCCCCGGGAAGGTTGTAACCGCCCCAGTAAGTGATCACGACCGGCTCAATGGCCGCGACCCCGAAGAACGACACCTTGCCGGACGCCTCCTCGAGCTCCCAGTCGTCGGGCGACACCATTGTCCCCAGTGGCGACTGCACCGACTCGATGTCCGCCTGCAGAACGGGCCAATGGGAGAGAAACACCCGGTTGCCGCCATTGAGCTCGCGCCAGCTTTCGCTCACCTCCTCGCGGGCGAAGACCCGGTTGCAGAGGCGCGAGATGGTGGCGGAATTGATATCAATGAACATCGCAAGCTGAGCATCATCACTGGTATCCGTAAGCGAAATGCCGAGCATCTGCTTCGCTTCGTCCAGCGTCATCAGATCGAAGTTGGTGGCAGGCATGAGCACCTGAACGTTGCGATCCGCCATTTACCACCTGATGGTGTCGAGCAGCGAAAAAAGCCGATCCTGCCACCTATGTTGCAGCTCAGGCCGCAGGGTCGGCTTGGTCACACC